AATTACAGAGTCAAGATCTCTAACCAAAGACTGTATATTTCTTTGACTGTATTCTGGTTCTGCTCTAGTTAATGATTCTACTATTTTTGCCATTATATTTTTTTAAAGTTTACGTCTATCTTATTATAGTCTACCATCATATAACCATTGGAATGTTTAACTGATGCCCAAGGCACTTCATGAGCTATTACCCCTTGATATGTTGTTAGGCTATCTTTGTAATTAAATTTATAGATGTTTATGTTAGATGGTGACTTACCTATTAACCCTACATTTTCTTTTAATCTAATATCACTAAAACCTAGATCAGAACTTCTATTATCCTGTGATCTTTTATCTGATCCACTATAATCTGCTTGAGGATCATAACCACTTCCACCACCGCTACCAGGATTTATATTTGCTCCTGCATCGCCATAATTAGGGTTTTTAGCAATAAAGTCTTTAGCTGCTTTTGTGTCTCTTACACCTGCTTTTTTTGCTGCTATTTCTGCATCTTGAACAGCTTTTTTTTCTTGTGCTTTATTTGTTTTATACATCTGTGATGCTTCTAACATTTGTTTATATTTAAATTGTCTTCTTGGGTCTGCTTTTGTTTTAGCTATTAAATCTGTTATTTCTTCTTCAGTCATCATAGTTCCATCTGGTTTTGTAAATTCTTTATTGTAGATATCTAGTTGACCTTCCAAATAACCTTTACCTGTAAAATTTTTACCTGTTAAAGTTTTTAATCCACCAGGTCCGTCAAACAACATTCCTTGTCCCGCTAAATTATCGTAAGCCCTTTTTTGTGCATCACTTAAACCTGCAATACCGTAACTACCCATATAATTTTTATCAATTTCTGATGCTGTTAAACCCTTTGTAGGGTTCATTTTTTTTTCTATTTGATTGAGTGCAAAATTTCCAAAAGGAACAAACGCTGCGCCCGCTCTTAAAAATCCTGGTACGGTTTTTCTTGGTTGAAGTGTATAGTCTTTATAAAAAACTGACTCACCATCTTCGTTAACCTGACCATAATCAAAATATCTTCCCGGTCCACTTTGTTGTACGTTTCCTGGAAGACCTCCAGTATAGTTTGCAGAACCGTAGTAACCAGATTGTCCAGCGTATGGACCTGATGTTATAACACTAGGATCTGCTGGATTTATAGCATTGCCATAACCAAAAGCATTACCTCCACTTACTCCTGAACCTGATCTAGTAAAAGCATTTGTATTAGGTATACCAAATGTAGTATTAATAGAATTTGTTGCTTGTTCGGTTTTTGGTAGATTAAGACCTAATCTATACTCTTCTTGAGGAAGGTATTGAAATTGTTTGTAAAGTTCTTGATCAGCTTTGTTATAAAATGCTACCATTATCTTCTACCTCCTGGTGAAATATCTAATCTAAATGTACCAAGTTTCCAATCTTCATTAGTTGTAGTGTTGGCAACTTTAATAGCAATAGATCTAGCTCTAAGTCGTGTGTCTTTCTTAGTTGTCGTAGAACTTACATCAAAATTTGTAGTCGTTGCAGAACTATTTGGATAATTTCTTGTTACAAAACTAACTCTAGTATTTCCTGTTTGTGAAATAAAATCTGGTATAAATCTTTGTATTCTCATAATAAACTCACCATCTCCTCTAAGATCTGGCATACCTACAGTTGCTCCTGTGTTACTTCTTCTTTGTGTAATGTCAAAGTCACCAGATGTAATAGTTCCAATAACAGCAGTTACAATACCACCAGAATTAATTTGATCGGTCCCTGTTTCCTGTTCATAGTATATAGTAATACCATCAGTATTTCCAATACATTCAGTAGAGGCGTTATCTGTTGGATCATAAAATGTTGCATGTGGTTTATCAAATACAGCAGAATCTTGCCACGCTGTTCGAGGTAAAGTTCCTGTTGTCCAAATTGGACGTTTAGCACTAGAGTCTAAGTAATTATAAGTAACAACTCTGTTAACTGCATCAGATGCAGCCGTGCAATAAAACCAGTTAATTTCTCCAAACAAGTTATTTAATCCTGCATTGACTAAGTCTCTTGAAGTTGAGTTTAGGTCATCATAAACATGGTCTTCAACAAGACAAGGCATGGATTTTAATTGACCATCATAAGTAAAGAACCCATTCTCAGACATCCAATATGCAGAACCATCAACTTCTATACATGCATTTTTACCAAACAATCCACAGTTAGTTCCTACCTGTTCGAATGAAAAGGTAAATGGTTGTCCTACAAATTTCATAAGAAATAATGCAGTATCGGTCCAAACATAAATTGCATCTCTACCTTTAATCGCTCCCATAATTTTAGAACCATCGGCAAGTCGTTGTGTACCTGCGGTATTATTTGCTTTAACTGTGTAAGAATCTGTTTGATCAATACTTTCTTGAGAAGAAAACCTTATAAACATATCATCTTGAGTAGCAGTATTGCCTACTGTAGTTTCTGTACCAAAAAATACTAAGTGTCTATCGGGTGTAGATACTAATACGTGACGTGATGCTGTTGGTGCGTTTGGTAATAATGTTGCCCTAGTAGATGTAGCACTTGCAGCAGATGCGTCCCATTCAAAACATTTATTATTATAAATAAGAGCAATTAATTTTGTACCATAGTTATCAAGAACCCACATTCCAGGGTCAATAGTAAAGTCAGCGTTAGACGGGTCTCCCCATGCAACATAATCGGATATGTTTAAAACACTTGCCCCACCACTGTGCGTTGCTTTTGTAGTTCCGTTAACTCCTCTTGCTCCTCCGCTTAAAGTATTTGTAGATGTATTGTTACTTGTAAAACTTATATCTTCTGTACCAATTCTAATTTCTCCAGTAGATGGAAAAGCTGCAGTGTTTGCTAGTACAATATCTGTTGTTGTTAAATCTGTTATGGCTGTTGATAAAGTAGTTACAGCTGCCCCTAAAGCTGTTCCTCCATATAGACCTGTACCCCAACCATAACCTCCAAGTTGTTGTGCGGGTCCTACGCTATAATAACATAATACAGACGTAGACCCTGCCGTGCTCATAGGTGTTCCTGTTTCATCAGCAGTCATTGTAATAGTAAAAGTTGTAGCTGTAGGTGTGGCAGTTACCATAAATTTTTTGTCTTCAAAATCAGAAGCAGTAAAACTTGATGATGCAGGAATACTCGTTACACTGTCAAGAAGTACAATATCTTTTTCCCCTAATCCATGCGCACCGGTACAAGTAATAGTAATTATGTTGTCATTTAATGTGCTTGTAAAATTAGCACTTGTTAATGTTACTCGAATAGGATGTATGTCATAATATATACCTCCAGAGTACGCATATAAAATTCTATTGGTTCCTATAGCTGCATATTTAATACCTGCATTGTCGTCCCAATGATGAATAGCTTTTGCTGCACCAGTAAGTTTATCTTCTCCTAACTGTTGCCAGCCACCTATTTTTTCTGGAGTGCCGTATCTAAATCTAACATTGTCACCATCAAACCATTGTCCCTCGGCCCCGGTCTCTGTGACTTGTTTATTAAATCCCGGTGCAAATCCTAATTTTTGTAACATAGTGTATAATCCTTAAAAGGAGACAGGGGGTATGTGGTGGTGCCCTGTCTCCATCTAAAGATTATATCATCGTTTAAACCAAGAGGGAAGACCTAAATGTGGACGTTTGTCGAACATATTATCCTTCGCTCCTGGAGTCTTACGATTGTTATAATGCAGAAAAACTTGTACGCATTCTTTGCCTTGAAATTTATTTCGCCAATGTTCTAGCTCACAGCCAGAATAGACTAACATATCTCCTTGTTTAAGATCTACTTTAATTCCTTTTTTACCTACTTCTCCTGATGGCTCTAAATAAATTGGCCAGTCATCACCAGCAAGATTCATAGTCGTTGATATCTCACAACTAAATCTATCTTTATGTCTTTTTAATTCATCGTTTTTTTTATAAATCCTTGCATAAGTGTAAGCTGGATATAATTTTAATCCTGTTACTTCTTCCATTTTAGGAAGACATTTAAGTAATAAAGTTTCCATAGCTATATTAGAATACTGACTATAGGTTTCTGGTATCTGTTCATCTTGTCCTTCGTAGTAACCTATAATATTTTCAAAGGGTGAGAAGTACCTTTCTTTTCTACAAGTATCATATACCTGTTTTTGCATCATAAAATAATTTGCAACAAAGCTAGCTAAGTCTTTTGATATTGCTTGACGAATAACTGTATATTTTTTCTTTTTAAAACTCATATGTATTCAAACCACCCAGTCATTATTATTTTTTCTTTATCTACAATTTCTCCTTTATGTGTATGCGTAAAATCAGTTGGCCAAATTAATGTTAACCCTTTTTTAGAAGAAGTTGTAATTTTCTGGTATTTAAATTTTGTACCACCATTCTGTATGCTATTCAAGTATGTCATAAAAACTAATATTCTTTTAGAAGATGCTATACCTGCCCTTTCATTATGCCATTTTTTAAAACCACCTTTTTTAGGATATTTTTGAATGTTAGCTCTATAAAATTCAAACCTTTGATTTGTATTTAACTCTGGATATTTTTTTATATATAAATTTAAAACAGTTTGTAGATGTTTTAAATATTCAGTTATTTCAGTGTCCTGGTTATTTTTATAGATTACTAAATCTAATGAATCTTTTACTTTTTTATTTACTATACGACTAGCATTAGTACCAACAACAACATTATTTGATTTATTATAATAAGAAATTAATTTGTCACAAATACTTGAAGGTATAAACCAACCCCCTATAAAACTTTCTTTTGGTAATTTGTATTCTTTTAACTTCATTTATTTTTTTATTAGTTTGTTTACTTCAGGTAAATAAATATAATTTAATTTACTATTATCAAATAACTCTTTTAAATCTAACATAGTTTCAACTAATACTTCACCTGGTAAATTTAAACTAGTGTTTACTAAAATAGGCACACCAGTTAATTTATAAAATGTTTTTAATAAATTATAAAAATTTAAATTATTTTTCTTACTAACTGTTTGAATTCTTGAGTCATTATTTTTAGATACGCCTGCTTTTAAAATATTTTTTTTCTTAATTTTAAACACATACATCATATGTGGAGATTCATCTATTAGCATGTCAAACCATTCTTTAGCTTTTTCTTTTAAAACAGAACAAGCAAAAGGTCTAAACCATTCTCTTTTTTTTATTTGATTTAATTTATTATGAGCTTTTTTATTTATGGGACTCATTAACAAAGATCTATTTCCTAATCCTCTTTGACCTTGTTCGCTTCTAGACTGAAAGATTGCAACTGGTTCATTAAGTAAAATTTTAGAGACTTCTTCTGTTGTTGTGTCTACGATATTATATTGATAAAAAATACTTGTATCTATTTCTTGTGGTATACCTAAATAAATTTTATCATTAGTTATTTTATTATTTAAATAAAAATTTGCAGCACCAAGACTTAATCCAAAATCTCCGTTAAACGGATCACAAAATAAATTATTAAATTTTAAAAGTAATTTTGAATTATTAATAACATTTTGAGCACATCCTCCTGTCAAATGTAGATCACCACTTATGTTTTTGTTATCTATAAATTCTGTTAATTCGTTTTCAAAATTATTTTGAATTGTTGCAGGTCTTTTATCATATAAACTCCAAGCCATAGTTTTCCCACAATCATGTCCGGTTCCAAAATGTTCAATAGTAAATTGTTCATATCGTTCACAAATTTTATTTTTTTCAGTAAGTATATGTTTTAAATTTTTATCGTAAAAATAAAGACTTTCGTTTTCAAAAAAGTCTTCAAATTTAGCTCCTCTACCATCACAAACTAATATATTTTTTATATTCTTGTTCCAAGTTAAAGCACAATATGCATGAAACAAATGATGAAATTTATCACCGTAATATATTATTTCTATGTCTTTAAGTTTTTTACTATTATATTTAATTATATGACCCCATAATTTTAAACAATGATTAGAGTGAGTATGGGAAATTATTATTTTATCTATTTTAAGTTTTTCTATTTCTTGTATTAAATTTTTGTTTGGAAAAGCAAAATATTTAAATCTATTGTATCTATCTATTTGTGTATGAAATTTTATTTTATTATTTTTAATATATGTAACGCATCCATCGTGAGATGCATAAATTGAAAGTATATTCATTTTAAAAATAATTAAAATTTACAGTTAATCTTCTTTTTTGATCTGAACAAGCAGAACTAGAGTGTGGTTTATGTGGATCAAAAAATACAACTCTATTAGCTTTTGCTTGTACGTTTTCTTTTTCAAAAAAAGTATCACCATCATTATCGTTAATATATAAAAGACATCCTTTATGTGGATAGGGATAATCAGTATGATTTTTATGTTTTCTTTTTTTACCTATATTCATATACATATTTGCTTTAATTCTTATAACTGCCTTACAATCTATCTTTTGCAAAAATTTATTCCACATAGGATAATAATTACTATTTTGATGATTTGTTTGATAAAACAAATGTATAAAGTAATAATAATTTTTAGGATCGTTTTTATCAGAAATACAATCATTATAAAACCACGGAAAATCAAGACTTGATATAGTGTCTTTGATCTCTTTAAAATATTCTTCGTCTAAAAAATTATCTATTACCTTAAACATCTTTTGCCATTTCTTTTGGAATAGCTTGCATGTTCCAATGTATAAATCTAAATGGTTCAATACCAGGATCTACACTAAACTCGTGTTCTAAATAACCTGGAAAAATAATTAATAAACCTGGTGCTGGTTTAAAACGAATAGTGCCTAATCCACTAGAAACACTACTTACTTTATTTTTTAACATTAATTTTGTTGAACGAGCTGTAGTCCTTGGATCATGAAATATTGGGTGAGATGTTTTATCACTACCTTTTAAAAAATAAAAACCAGATACATGTTGATTAGAATGTAAATGTACTGAATGGTGGCCCCCACCTTTTTTTGCAAACTCTTGCACCCACATTTGAGAAAACAAAGTAGTATAATATCTTAAATCATAACTCATATGATCTAAAAATTCTTTTGATTTAAGGTCAACATAATTTTTAAAATCTAAAAAATTATTATCTTGTAATAAAGTAGTTGAACGATGCGAAATAAAAGCATCGCCATATTTTTTTATATGGTCTTTATTTCTGTTACGAGCTTCTTTTATATATTTATTTGAGTGTTTATTTAAAGAAGTTATAAAATCTATTTTACGTTCTGACCAAATAGGTGTGCTAAAAAAATTATTAATATGCATTATTTAAAAGGATCTCCAACACTCCATACAACTAATGAATATCTAGTTCCGCTTGTAACAGGTTTTACTCTATGCCAAACATAAGATGGAAATACAACAATAGAACCTTTAGGAAGTATTTCTTTTACTTTTACTAAATGTTTTAATTCATCTCTCATATGTGGGTCGTAGTTTCTAAAATCAAATTCTAATTCACCGCCTTTATATTCAGACCCATCTGTTAACTGACAAGTCATAGATAGTTTTCTAATTTTACCATGTTCAGGAGTATTGGGTTTATCATAAGGTTTATCCCAACTATCACAATGCCAATCATAATATTGATTAAGTTTGTATTTAGTAAACTGACAAGCTTCGGACAAATTCCATTGAAAATTCCAACCAGCATTTTTATTAGCTTCTATTAAATAAGGATGTATTTCTTTATATATCCAAGTATCATTAAGCCATACTAAATCTGAATTCCTCTTACGTTTCATATCTTTTATTTCATCTTTGGAAAGTTCTTTATCTCCATAATCACCAGTTCTAGCCATAGTTTCTGCTTGTGATAAACCATGTTTAATTATGTCATCACAAATTCTAGGTGGTAGTGCAGATTTAAAACACCAATAATAATTAGATATATTCATACGTTATTGTTTGAACTATGTTTAAACTTTCTTTTTGTTTATTTGTAAGAGTGTACATGTTTGTTGAAGGAAACATAATAAACATATTATTTTCTAAAGGAATGTCCCAACTTCTATTTTTTCTTCTATTATCATCAAAATAAATTCTAACATTACAATCTTTAACTTTTACACCATACAGTAATGTAAAATCAGGTGAGTTTCTTAAATCAACTGGATCAACATCTAATAGTGGTTCTGTTTGTTGATTAGGTTTATAGGTATTTCCCCAAGTTTTTTTATTAATAAGTTGAAACATATATTCTAAATTTACATGCTCACGTATGTAAGTATTTAACATGTCCCAAGTTCGTGAGAATGGAAATTCTGTGTTATTGATTGTAGATTGTAAAATGTCGTTTGATAATTTATCTCGGTCAATATCCCAATCTTTGGGCATTGTTACATCACCATAATATAGAGCTTGCTCTGTTAATACTTTCTTCTGCATACCACCACCATTTTTAATCTATGCCAATTTGTCTGTCAAGTCCCAAGTTTGTGTTGATTCATTCCAAGTATATTCCCAAGAATGTGTACCTGCTGTTACTTGTTCAACCTGCTCATCTGTATAAGCTGGACGGCCACCAACAGGTGATACCCATTGCGCTGTTGCAAGATCTAAAGTCCAACTTGGAAAAGGTTGTGGATCAATAAATATTTGATTGTCTTCATCCCAAGTCATTCCTATACCAGCATAATTTCCTCTAAATGCTTTTGAGTTATCTCCAGATGAATGTGTATTAGATTTTGTATTGTATGAAGTTTTAATCCACATTTCTGCAGGCCAATTATTACATCTTTCTAAATATTCTTGACCTACTCTTTCATCTTCAACACCATCAGCATTTAATAAATGTTTATCTTCTAAAGGTGTTACCCCGATAACTTTTCCGTTCATTCCTATTTTTGCATAATGTGCCATATTTTTATCCTACCTATATTTATACCTAATTACTACTTTTCCAGATCCACCAAAACCACCTTGA